CGTGACGTTAAGTCTTAACTCAGGAGCAGCCATATTTATACAGTAATCCTATTGTCTACAGTGTAGCTAATCATTGCTTTGTTCACGGGTGGAGGCATTTTTTAATTCTTCAGCTAATAATGCAACTACTCTTCCGTCCATCTTTTTGGTGCGCATTAATTCTTGTAATACCACAATACTTTCTTCTGAAATGCCAGTATCCACCTTGATTCGTCTGGTATCAAATGGCAAGAAATCATCCGCTGATACCTTAGCTTTTTTCCCTCCTAATGCTCCTACAACTACAGTGCCTAATTTAGCTGTTGCAATACTATTAATATTATATTTTGTAATATCATGATTTTCCAACCATTTCAATGCCGTCACCACATCCTTCACACGTTGCCTACCAAAATTACGTGCTTCCCATCGGCAATCATTAAAATCCGATGAATTAAGACGAAAATAAATTTCATCCCATTTCGTTAAATTCTTTAAAAATTGCCGGGATTGCTTCTCTAGTCGCTCGGCAAAGCTTCCTTCGTCCGGCGTGGTGCTTTTTTTGCTTGTCCTGCTTCCTTCGATTCAGCCTCTTGCTCACTCGCTATAAATTCCATGCCTTTAGCAATTAACCGTCTTCCCATTGATTTGGTGTCTTCAATGGACCAGTCATCAAGGGGTAACCATTCCCCATCGCTCATTAAACCTTCTCCTCTACAACGCATAAATACGGTCACCATACGAGCATTACCTAGCTCAACACCACCACTACTATTAATCATGCCTAATGTTTCTTCAGTGAAATCACTTAGCAATTCCATTTCACTCATATCAGCGCCACCTTGCAGCAAAGCAAATGCTTCATCTAATGGGATATCTTTTGCAATAGCAATTCGTTTTGCTAATTGCACCGCACGAATAGTGGCTTGGCTTTGTACCTTACTAAGTTCTTCTTGCTCAATACCTTCTGCTACTAACCATCCACCATGTTTCCGTAGACGCATCTTAGGGCTGAGTTCAAAAAATTCAGGCTCTTCGCTTTGCAGCAGGAAGCTATACTTGCTCATGATTTAATACGGTTAAAACAACGTTGAATCCCTTCACTTTTTCACTGCGGGAGCAAAAATTTGCAGGAATTTCCACCAAAAAAGAATGATGTTCGTTAGTAATTCTAAGGGTGGTTTCTGGAAATGCGATGCAGCAAAGAATACCAACAGTTAATTCAGCTCCTTTTACATTGCAATTAATAGCATGTACCTTTTGGCATTCACTCCATAGGTAATCAATTGCCATGTAAACCAGCAAATTCTATGGATATTCTGGCACTTAAATCTTTGATTGCATCAGACTGAGCAAATTTTGCAGGGATCACTAAATCATCCGTCCATTTCCGTGGAACGCGAGCATGAGGTCCTTTTCCCTCATGAACATAAAAAGCATATTCTTCACCACTAGCATTAGTTGCATCCCAATACCAGCCCGCTGAAGTAAGATTAGGACCACTTTTTAAGGTGAAGCTATTTTGGCCGCTTTTAAATAATTTGCCTGTATCGTAAATATCGCGTGGATCACCAGCAATACCGCCTGCTTTTCTAATTGTCGGAGGACCAGGATATGGCCATTGTCGATCAATAAATTGTTCACTAAAAAATTTATCATTAATATCTTCTTCAGCCCAAAGTCCAAAAGCTTTTATTAATGCAGTTTCTATCCTATTGCGATTTAATAATCTTGCCATGATTACACCGTGTGTTCATATTGAAAAGCAATATCAACATCCACAATGATAATACGAGCATACTGAAAACCACGATCACTAGAAGGAAAATTACGAATTGTAGCATCTGGGAAATGCCTTAAAATACGATCAATTGCTGGCTCAAGGTTTTCGTTTGATGGTTCATATTGCGATAACATTATTTCCCATAGTTTAGTTTTACGTACAGTTCCAACCATTGCTTGAGATAATATTTCAGGATATTGACGCATTACAACTTCCAAGCCTTCTACTTTCCATTCTTTAGGCACACCATATTTACCTTCTACATATATTGCAGCTTGCTTGGTGCCATTAGGCAATACGTATGATCCGGCTAAATTGCCAATCAAAACTGTAATGGTTTGTCTTAGTTGTAAGATGTTCATGCTTTTATCTTAGCTCAATAAAAAAAGACCCCCCTTTCGGGAGGCCATGGGAAAATAATAACTAATCAGTTAGGGCTGTTTGGAAGCTTGCTAGCACCACTAATTGTGATTTGACCAGCAGCTACAGGGCCACGGCTCATTAGATCGAATGTTAATTGCACTAAGTTATCAGCAGGATAGCTTTCGCTGTAGTTCATTACACAAGCAGCAAACATAGTGGTGTCATAAGTGAAACCACCACCAATAGCTTTAAACACTTGAACAAAAATTTCATAATTCTTGTCATAGCGGCTACGTAGAACCACATCAACAGCTTCGTCAAATCCAGTTGGTTGAATGGTAGTACCATCCAAATCACGCTGGAAATAAGAAGTGATAGATGCTTGAGCGCGAGTGGTAACAATTACGCTATCAGCAAAACCACCACCACCAAGCAAGTAATATTCTTGCTCAGCATCATTGATTGAAACAGTGGCATCAGTAACGCCTGCCAAGTAATACATGGTTGGAGCACCAGATGCAACAACAGCACCACCAGTGCTAGATACTTGAGGACGTGCAGCTCCAGAAATGGAACCCACGTAGATGATGGTGTCTTGGCTCTTGATGAGCTGAGTCGGATGTTGAATGTAGGACATTGAGGTAAAAGCGAGGGGAGCGTATTAGGTGTTTAAAACACTTCCAACACCAATGGCTCTGAAATAACCATGGATGGGAGTGCCTAAAAATTGTCGGTAATGAACAGCCATTTCAGTTGTGGGGAGCAGTTCAAAACGCCCCTCCTGGCCTTCAATTGTGGCTTGCGCCGTTACCCCAGGAGGCACTCCCGAAAATGCTAATGGACCAACTAATCTACCTTTCATGTAAATGGCAGTTTCGTCAATACCAATACGCTGTTCATAACGTGGATTTTGGCTTTGTTTTAAGGTGGCGTAATACACTCCACTTGTTGTGAGAGGTACAGAATTGCCAGTGTTAGCGTCTACGGCATACCCGCTAGTCACGGCAAAAACCAAAGTGGCATTTGCTAGTGGTGGTGCGGGATTAGTCATTAGACTACAAAACCAATTAAGGACTCAACGTTAGAAGCAGTTTCGGAAAGTCGCTTGAACTCTTGTCCGTAAAGGGTGGCATCAAGTCCTTTCCCGTAAACTTTCCCATCGGTGGCTCCAATTTGAACCCCCATCTGAGCAAGTTGGATGGAAACGATATGAGCAGCTAAGAAACGAACAGCACGATCAGTTTGATCGCCGAAAATTTCTGTTGCTATATCTGCACTGGCGCTTTCGATGGCTCCATTTATAATCCCCGACGGATGAGGACTAAATTCAGGAAACCTTGAAAGAAAATTAGCGCTTGTTACTGCCATGATTAGGCTTTCCCAGCTCTAATAGATTCCAGTCGCTTGCTGATGGCATTACGCAAACGTACCCGACCTTCCACTTTTTTCCAACTCGTAAGTTGATCTTCTTCGTGAATGATCTCGATGATACGCAGGGCTTCAACCAATGGAATAGCTACTAAAGTTTCAATATTCTGCGGAATCTTTTCCACAGTAATTCGCTCTTTCACTTCTTCAATGGCGCCAATAGACATTAGTCGTTTAACCACAAGGTTTTCACGAGCTTGTTGCCATTGGAGATCAGGAACTTCCTGATTAAGACCTGGGGTGAGTTGAATCATCCCACCTTCTGTAATAATACCAAAGCCACCTTCACGGGGCGGATTTTCAAGCTCAGGGCGATAAGCGATCAACATTTTGAAATGTTCAGTAGAACTGCTGATAGCATAACGCCCCTCCCTTATTTATGATCAAGCAGAAGCTTGAACGTAAATGGCACTCTTGGGGAAGTACAAAGCCACACCACCCACGCGAGCATGAGCAGGAACAATGAACTCAAGTCCACGCTGTTGAGGTGGGAACAACTCAAGAGGTTGTGGAATGTGCAATTGCACTTTCTCTGGATCGCGCTTATAAACAACCATGCGATTGGTGGTTAATACGCTATTACCTTCATCCAACTGGTTGATAGGTTCAACGTTACGGATGTAAGGATTGGTACGAAGGAAATACTCAAGCACAGTAACGTCCGAAGAATCGGAATTACGAGTGGTGCTTACTACGTTGTAGTCTTCGTAAGCCATCAAGATGGTGTCGGGCTGCTCCTTCATCTTGGAAGCATTGATGATGGCAGTAACGCCATAGTTCAATAGTTCCAGCATGTCTTGCGCAGTGCCACTAGCAGTAGTGCCAGTAAACCACTTGTTAGCAGTAATAACATCAACTGTTGAGTTATTAAAGAAACCAGCAAGACCAACAGAAGATTCGCCAAACATGGCAACAGCTTCTACTTTCTCTTCATAAGCACGACGCACTGCTTGGGCGCGGCGTTGCTCAAGAGCAATATTAGCCATTTGAGCAGCACGTAATTCTTGTACGGTATAACCGAAGCTACCACCGAAAGAACGAATGTTGATGCTTTTTTCCACTTGGCTAACGTCTGCCCGTGGCAAATCATCAGCAGCATCTGCAATCAATTTGAACTCACCAGTGGAGTCCATGATGCGGAAAGTGAAAGTTTGTGCACCAGGACCAGCTTCGCTAGTTACAGGAAGAATGGTTGGATATTTGATGTCGGCATAAACCGTTTCAAATACCTGGGGGCGGATAAATTCAAGCTGACGCTCAAGAAAGAGGCCGGCTTCGTCCATACGAAAATCAGACATTAGAGGGCCTCTTATCAGGTGATGTCAGGGGTGAGGGTGAACGAAGGACCGTTCAACTCAACAACTGCCAGGCCAGAGCCAGTAACAGAAGTGAGGTAACGAGCATTCGCCAGAACAGCAGTTTTGCCACTAAGAGCAGCAGAACGGAACTGACCAGCGTATTGAACGCCAGTAGTAGTGTGAATGACGCGCACGGCAGTGGCAGGAGTCACAGTGCCATGAACGAAGACGGCAACGGCACCTTCATTGGCGACGTTCAACACTTGCTCATCTTTTACGCCCGGACGGCTATTAGCGTCAAGAGCAGTTTCGTCCACATAGGTAAGGACGTTTACGCCTTGGACGGTATCGCCAGTGGCAGCGATGGTCTTAGCAGAGTTAGCAACAGTACCAGCAGAGTTGAAAACCACAACGTTACCAAAAGCCAGAACAGCGTTGGTTTCGTTTACATAGGTGCCAATGGTATTGTCGCGGATGTCGGATAGTTGGCCTTCGAGCAAAGCAGCATGAACCAGCGCATAAGTCTGTTGCACACCACCTGCAGCACCACTAACCCCAGAAAAAGTAACGGCCATGGATCAGCGCTCCTTAGATACAGAAAGGGGGGTTTTCCAAGCATTCTGCAATTTCTCCATATAGGAAGAAGGTGCAGACATTGGAGAAACAAGTGAAGCAACAGCTTTACGCAGTTCTTCAGTAGCAGCGGAATCACCACGAGTGGTAGATTCAGCAAGTGTGTCGAACATAGCAGTTACATAATCATCGGAACGATCCGACAGATCAGCATCAGTACGAGCAACTTTAATGGAAGCTTCCATGATTTCACGAGCAGTTTTGCCAGTAAAATCAAAAGCAGAATCAAGAGAAGGACGAGCTTTATCGATTAGCGCAATACGCTCTTCAACAAGGCTATCGACATTCATCTTTTGTGCTTCGGATAGTTCAGCTTTAAGGCTGTCTACTTCCTCGACAAGCGCATCGGCGCGGCCTTCAGCAGCGTCAATCTTGCCTTTCATTTCTTTTTGCATGGCATCCATTTCTTCCTTCATTTTGGAAGCTTCTGCCATCATGCCATCATACTTTTTCTTCATGTCCGAGTAGGACATTTTGGCGTCATCCCGTTCTTTGGTGATCGCTAGCGCTACGCTTTCAGTCACCTCAAACTCGGCGCCATCAAAATTGACTTTTGCAGTCATAGATGGGTCCTCTATTGGATTGAATAAATAAGGATCGGCGGCATCCAGACGATCTAGATGTAGCTTCACTTGCGGGCCAGCTCTGCCCCTGCGAACGACAGCAATGTGATTTCCGCTGATATCTTTTTGAATACCATCGTAATTTTCACCACTATCAGTTACACCAGGAATCGCTTCATAATTGACGCGATAACCAGCGCTGACCTCCTTAGCATCACCACGCATAATACGTTCAATAGCATCTTTATCGGTGATTGTCATAACTGCACGAACAAAGCCGTTGTCATAAACCACTTCAGTGCTAGTGAAGCCAATTTGATAATCCTTTGTATTAGAACTATCTAAAAGAACTGATGGATGTTCAAGAGTAATCGCTTTGCCCGCAAACGAGGCCAAGCTAACAGGAGACGCCACTTCTGTTTCCGGGCGATATTCACGACGAATAGAACCATCAGCAGCAGTGTACTGTTGCACACCAGTGCGAGCGATGGTTGCCCAAGCACGGAGATAACCCTCGGAGGTTAGTTCGTACTTGTCAATCGGCGCTACATCGTAACGGAAACAAGTGTCGCTCATATCAATACTATATCAAGGAATT